GATTGCCTTGCAACACCTATCCTGGCGAGATACCAAGGCCGCGTCCTTACGTCCTTACGTCCTTACGTCACTACGCGCCCAAGGCCGCATCGCTGCACAGCACCATAGAACGCCGCTGAGTGGCCTGTCGCCGTCGCCACAGTGGCCTAGCGTGACTTCTTCCTCCACTCCACGCCGCGCCAGCGTCGCTGCTAGGGCCATTCACTCCGAGATTATCTCCCACCGCTACTATCTCAATTACTTGGTGCGAAGACTAGAGCACTACTGCGCCTGTGCTCTAGCTCTACTACGTCTAGTCTTCATTACTGTGTCGAGCACTTGTCAAGCTCTATGATCTACTTCGCCTCGACAGTAATCGCGGCAAGTATTCATTGTACTCAGTGTGAGCATAACTCCACTCCGAACAGTGACGGCCCGGCGGCGGGTGGGCCTGACCCCCCAGACGGGTACTTATACTTATATAAGTCCATCTCGGAACGCGATGCAGTGGGGCGAATTTGTCAACATCGCACCCGCCGCGCCCCTCGCGCCCTGGGCCTTGACACAGCCCCGTCGCCGTGCCATATACACACCATGGACCGCGCCCCGCCGTCGCCCCCCACTCTCCGCGACCTACTCCTCCGCTCCGACCTTGGTCGCGCCAACCCGGCGCGCGTTGACGAAGTGCTCTCACGCGCCACTGCGCCGCAGACTAGGGAGCCCACTCGTGCGGATTAGTCTTGACGAACTATTTCCCTCAGTACCTCCCGGTGTACGGCATACGCCGCTCAAGCGCGCTCCCTCTGGAGTAGCTGTAGACCCACAGTACTCAGGCACTATTAGAAAGCCGCGAGAAGACGTAACTACTAAGTGGGCAGGAGTATATGCCCTAGAGTTGCGTGGACTCACTCAAAGTGAGATAGCGCAATCGCTCGGTATGAGCGTAGGCGGTGTTTGGAAGATTATCAACGACGAACGCTATGTGAAGTATCGCGAAGAACATCTCATCGCAATGGATGCTGAGTTCATCGCGATGAAACCACTCGCGTTCGCAGCCTTGAAGAACGGCCTTGGCTCGAACGACGAGAACACGGCGCTCCGCGCCTCCGAGCAGTGGTTCAAAGGCGCCGGGTTCGGTGGGTTCGCGAAAGACCCCGTCCCGCAGACCCGCCTCACGGCCGAAGATGTCGCAGCCCAACTCCTCGCTGGCCTCAACGTCAACGTGCAGGTGAACGTCAGCAGTGCCGCCGAAGGCGGTGAAGCTACACGCACCTCTGTCGCCTCTGCTACTGCCCCCCTCATCGACTCGGAGTAGTTCTCCATGGACGGCTTCACGTTCCCGCACGTCCTCGACACTCCCGCCGATCACCCCCTGCGTCGTGGCCCTGGCCGCACGCTCTCACGGCTCTTCGCCCGACTCCGCGAACTCCGCGACTACGCACGCCGTGAATATCGCGACGACGCTGCGATGCTCGCCATCCTCCTCGAACTGGAAGAGATTGAGGAACTCCTCCAACGTCTCATTCAACCCCACGCCGCACTCACGCTCGACATACGCAATGACGTTATCACTGCTCAACCTGAGCCGGGCTCTGTACCCGAAGTCGCTGCGATGCCGTCGCGCTCGTCACGCCGTCTTACTCTCACAAGGACTTCTCCCAATGGCAACAATCGTGCTCAAGTCAACAGAGGTTCACACGCTGACGATTGGACTCGTTGATCCGACGACCAATCAGCCCGAACCATTCCCGGCCGGCGACACGTTCGCTGCGTCGTCGTCTTCGCCAGCAGTCGCCGCCAACATCGGCTCTGACGTGAACGGCGCACCCGCTCTCGTCGTCAACGCACTCACTCTCCCCTCCGCCAACACGATGGGTATCATCGTAGAAGTCACTGACTCGGCGGGCGATGTCGCTGTCGATCTCACTGTGGACTATCCTGTCCCTCCCGCCGCTGGCGACATCGTCCTCGACACCGGCGGCGACGTAATCACGACGCAGCCCGCGCCGACCGCTCCCGGACCGTAAGCGCGACTCATGTGCTGGCGTCGCAGACGTGTGCGGTGGCCCGCGACGGGGCGCTCACTGCGTCTGCGTCGCCAGTTCAACCGCGCGTGGCGACTGGTGTGGGGATAAGAGAGTGGAGATCACCACCTTCATCCTACAAAACTCGATCAGCCTTATCACACTCATCACTATCGCGTACGGGCTTTGGCGCATGATAGCCGCTACCGAAGAAGCGAGACGAGCGCGTGCTGCGCTAGACGCGAAGATGACAGGAGTTGTCGCCAACGTGGGGAAAGTGGAACTCGCCACGAACTCAATGAAAGACGCGCTCGTAGCTGCGACCGCTAAAGCGGCTCATCTCGAAGGTGTACGCGAGGGCACTGAGGCTGAGATCGCAAGGAACAAGGACGCTCAAATATGACTCCCACCGTTGGCTCAAACAAAGCTATCGCAGCGGGCTCGTCGAGCGCCGCCACTGTCATCATCATCTGGCTCGTTGGACTTCTCGGCGTCACTGTCCCGCCCGAAGTCGCTAGCGCCGCTACCGCACTTATCGGCACACTCTTCACCTATTTCATCCCGACCGGAGGTTCGCCCCCGTGACCGCTCTCCGCCTCCTCGCCCTCGCTCTCCTCCTCACCCTCTCCGCGTGCGGTGGCTCCTCCCACTGCCCTAACCCCGCCCTGATCTGGGAGTGCGCGACGTGACCGTCGGTAAGAAAGTCTCCGAACTCTTCGCCACCGACCCAACGCTCGCGCTCCTCGCCAATCTCGGCGGCAACTCAGCCAACGTCCACACCGTCACCGCCGCCACCTACGACCTCGCCGCGTCCGACAACGGCAAGTTCCTCGTCCTCTCCGGCGTCGCTCCCACCGCGATCACTGTCAACGCCGGTATCGTCACCGCTGGCTTCGTCTGCACCGTCATCGACCTTATCGGTAGTAGCACTGTCGCAGTCGGCGCTGGCCCCACGCTCGTCGCCCCGAACGGACACACTGGCGCGGCGGCTGGTGCAGTCTTCGCCATCCTCGGCCCTGTCACCAACACCGTCGTTGTCGCCGGAGACACAGTGTGAGAACCTCCGCTGGCGCACTTCATCATCACGGCGGAGGGACTCTTTATACTGGACCTCTCGACATCGTGCCGGGGGCTGTTGTCGCCTATGGTCAACGGGCGCTCTCTGCCGCAAAACGGGGAACAGCACTCTACACGATCCGAGAGGATGCGGGAGACACAACGCAATCGTTCAATTCGGATGCGACGACCGGGGATGCGCCGGTTGCGGCGATCACGACTTTCCTCGATGGTGCGAACGGATTTGTTTCAGTCTGGAACGATCAGAGTGGGAATAACAAGAACGCCGCTCAGGCGGCTAACGCAAATCAGCCAGGATGGTTAGCGTCGGGACCAAATAGCAAACCAACAGCGACGTTCGATGGTGATCTTTCTCAATTTCTTGCGACAGCGAGCATTACCCTACCGAACGGTGCCTATACGGTTTTTCAAGTGGTTCTTGCTCCAAATGCTGTATCGACCGGCGGCAATCCAGCGGGAATAAATTATGACCAATTCGCCGATGCCGGAGAGGTGTTTGTCGGCATCACGGTGAATGACCAGGGCGGGGGCATTGTCCGTGTTGACGTGGACGCTTCCTCTGACGGCGAAAACACCAATGAGGTCGGGGGGCGCACTGAAGATATCAGCGGGTTTTACGACAGTTATCATGTTGTCGATAGTGCGTGGACGTTCGGCTCGTGCTCCATAGTAATTGATGGGGCGAGCAAAACGGTGGTTAGTTTTGATGAGGGCGCAGTCGGTTCCGTGACTGGACCGTTAGCTATAGGGGCCGGAGACGCTAATCCAACAAGATTTTGGTTTGGCAAAATCGTCGAGTGGTTTGTTTATGGCAGCATTCTATCCGACGCCGACCGTCTCGCCATCCGTCAGAACATCGCCTCCTACTATGGGATCACGCTGTCGTGACTCAGGTTCCACTCCTCACCGAACTCGGAGCGCGAGTCCTCACCGAAGACGAGTTGTTCCATCTCATCCTGGAGGAAGGTATGCCTACGATCACTCGTCTCGTGCCACTCGCGCGCCAGCAAGGCACGCAAATCCCCTCCGTTCTCCCCACCGCAGACTGGTGCGACTCGCGCTCACTCGCCGCGAACACAGCCGAAGCGATCACGCCTCCCGTCGATGAGGACGGCAACAAAGCCACCATCTTCCGTATCAACGCGTCGGCTGGTCCGCTCTACATCAACTTCAACGCCACCGCCGTCGTCCCGACAGGCGACACGACTAACGGCACGTCCGCGATCATGATCCACGCCGAACTCGCACCCGTCCTCGTCGTCGCGCCGCTCGCCACCGACACGCTCTCGATCATCTGCGGCTCGACCGCCATCGTCACTCTTGAGGCGTGGAATTGAACGCACATGACTGCCCAATTCAGGAGCGACTGATGGCACATATCAGTCAATGTGAACGCGACCGAGAAGAGATACGAGAGGAGCTAGCGCGGCAAGACGCAGCGCGTGAAGACATGCATCGAGAGAACCAAGCGCGCCTAAGCCGTGTCGAACGCTCCGTCTACATCGCTATGGGCATCGGGGCAGCTCTCGTCGCCATCGAAAGTCATCTTAACTTCGTCAGCTTGAAGTGGGTGCCATGACTCCTATACAGGTACGACCCTCCCGTCGCAGCCGTCGTGCGCGCAGTGCGCGTCGTCAGCGGATCGCGCTCTGGTCGCTCGCACTGCTTCTCGGCGCGGGCAGCGCCGCCGTCTTCGCCGACTACCCTGGCAAAATCCCCAACGGCACTGTGCTCGGCAACATCAGCGGCACAACGCGCTCCCCCTACGCGATCTCCGACACTACCACCGTCAACGGCGTTCCGTGCGCGCTCGGTTCAACGTGCGCCGTCACCGCGACCGCCGCAGGCGTCACGATCGGCTCCACCACTGTCACTGGTGGTACGTCTGGCGACGTACTTGTCGAAGTGAGCGGCGTCCTCCAAAGCGCCACCCGCCTCACCGCCGCACATCTCCCCACCGACGTGTCGTACTTTGATGTCGCCGAGACCCGCACCGCGCTGATGACGGTGAACAACTCCGATCTCGCGCTCCTCGGCTCCTCGACCGGCAAGACTACGTTCACGTCGCTCAACGCGGGTGCGTCGAACTTCACCGTCAATCTGCCCGGCTCGACCACCAACGTCCCGATCATCCCCCAAGTCATCACGGTCACGGGACCGTCGGCGGCTCGAACGTGGACTGTGCCTGACGCCTCCGTCACTCTCGCCTCTCTCACCACCGCCGACCAGACGCTATCGGGCGGCGCGAACGTCACGTCGCTCTCCATCGGCACTGTGTCAAGTGGCACCACCACCATCGACTGTGGCGCGTCGCCCCTCCAATACCTCACTAACGGCGGCGCGTTCACACTCGCGGCGCCTGCCGCTGACGGCTCTTGCATCGTCCAGACGATCAACAACGGCTCGGCTGGCGCGATCACGTTCTCTGGCTTCACGGTCGGCTCCTCGACCGGCGACGCTCTCGACACCACCAACGGCCACAAATTCGCCATCTCTATCTGGCGGATCAATGGCACGTCTGGCTATCGTGTGGCGAACTACCAATGACGCGCCGACTCCTCGCTCTCGCACTCTCGGCGGCGCTTGCCACGACGGCGTCGGCGTCGAGTATATTCACGCCTGAAACGGTCTTCCCTAAAGTCGGAGGGAGTGCTGGCCCTTATGTGTTAGTAAATCACACATTCAAACAATGCACTGGCTTATTCTGCTCGTCAGTAACGACTAACGCTATCGACACCCGCGGCGCCGATCTCATCATAGTCATCTCTGAAGGAGGTGCTGGCATTGGCGCATTGTCTGACAGTAAGTCAAACATTTGGACGCAACTTCCTACTGACCAGAACACTGGTCCTGATCTCCGTATCCTCTACGCTAAAAATGCTATTGTCGATGCCAGCCACACCTTCACCAGCAATCCTAGTGGAGAAGCCACGTTAGCAGTGCTAGCCTTCTCCGGGTCAAACTTGACGGCTCCTTTCGACGCAGATAATGGCGCACAGACGAGTTCGGGCACTACTCTTCAAACAGGCAGCGTTGCTCCCGCATTAGACGGAGAGCTTCTGGTCTTCGCAGTAGGCGACTCTTGGACAGGTACAGCTTCAGTTGACACCGGCGCAATCTTAGACCAGGGAGCTTTCCAATCGAACGTACATTATGCTTTAGCATCTGCCTACGAAATCCAAACGACTAAAGCGACTAGAAATCCAACATTCACAACAACGGCAAACAGACGAGCAGCCGTTATTGCTGCATTTAAATGAGGATCTTTTGTTGAACGCATCGCTAGGATTTCCCCCTCCGCCCCCAATCGGTCAAGCGTTTCGACTGCTTGCGCGTATATTACTGCGAGTCACTACGGCCGGACTTGGCAGCGTTGGGATATTCGCACTCGTATGCAGCGCGCTTCACCCCCATCCAGATGCGGCGCTTGCGGCGATCCTTATGCTGAGCATCGCGACAGTTTTATGCACGCGTAAGCCATGAACACGCCCTCCCCCTACCGCACTGTCATCGAGGCGATGTTCCGCATCGTGGACAAGAGCGGTGTTGCGTGTGACTTTCGGCTGAACGACGTGCAGGCGCGGCTCGACGCGGGTTGGACTCGTCGCAACATCGTGCCCAAGGCCCGTCAAGAAGGCGTCTCCTCCTACATCATCGCCCGGTTCGTCGCGAAGTGTCTCACTGAGCAGAACCGCACCTGCGTCATCATCTCGCACGAAGCGGAGGCCACCACTCGGCTGCTCGGCCGCGCCCACTACATCCTCGAAAACTTGAAGCTCCCTTCCGATGTCAAACCAGTCCTCGGCACGAACTCCCAGAGAGCCATCGTATTCAAAAAGACGAACAGCACTATCTACATCGGCACCGCTGGCTCCCGCTCCTTCGGACACGGCGACACCATCACCGACCTGCACCTGTCTGAAGTATCAAGATACCCTGATCCTGAGAGCATCGTGCGAGGTACATTCCCAGCTGCGGAGCACGGGGAAATTACTGTTGAGTCTACGGGCAACGGTGTAGGTAACTGGTTCCACCGCCAGTGCGTCCGGGCGCGGGAGGGCGTGGGGTTCACGCTCCACTTCTTCGCGTGGCCTGACGCCCCCGAATACTCCATCCCGTTCGCGAGCGAGGAAGCGCGCTCCCACTTCTTGACGGGGGTGCAAGAAGACCTCGGTGAGCCTGCGCTCCTCGCTCGCGGCGTCACCGCCGAACAACTCCAGTGGCGTCGCGAACGCCTCACGATCGACTACGAACTCGACCTCCACGCGTTCGCGGAGGCGTATCCGTTCGACTTCGACGAGTGCTTCCAGTCGAAGGGGTTTGGGTTCTTCCGCCGAGTCAGGTATGAGGAGACCGTCGCATGGACGCGAGAGTCGGCACAACTCCATGTTCTCGCCGGCCATCCCGTCCCCGGCCACATCTACACCATCGGCGCGGACCCCGCTGGCGGCGTAGGCGCAGACAACTCCGTCGCCCAAGTGTTCGACCTCGTCGACCAGCGCCAAGTCGCTGAGTACGCGAGCGGCACCGTCGAGCCGCCGGAGTTCGGCGAAGTGTTGGCTCAACTCGGCAAGAGGTTCAACTTTGCGTACATCAACGTCGAGCGCAATAATCATGGCGGCACTACTCTCGCCCGGCTGCTGGACGTATATCCGGTCTGGCTGGTCCATCGTGGGTCGCGTGGTGAGGAGTCTACGCAACATGTACTCTCGCATCTCTCACACTACGGCACGCTCACGACGGCGTCGAGTCGCGGCATCATCCTCGGTACGGCGCGTGAGATACTCGCGACAGAATGGACGATCCATTCGCCACTTCTGAAGAGTGAGCTTGCAACGTTCATCGAGAAGGATGGCAAAGCGGAGGCGGACAACGGCTGTAAGGACGATCGTGTCATGGCGACGTGTATGGCAGCCGTTGTCGCCGAACGTGCGGGCATCATCGGCTCGGTCGGTGCAGACTGGGAACACGCGTATGACGACTACGAGCGCGTGCGCGAGCGCGACCCATTCTCGTTCGAGGCGCTGTTCGGTGAGCAAGGACGCGAGCGTGAAGTCTTTGGGACTCCGGAGAGGTTCCACTGATGCGCGTGCTTTTCGTCAGCAAAGAAGGTGACGGGCTCGGTGTCGCGCAGCGTCTCGTGCTGGAGGGGCACAATGTCGATGTGTACGTCTCAGACGACCGTTTCAAGAACGCAGGTCGTGGAATTGTTACGCGCGTATCGGAATGGCGTCCTGCCGCGCGTCGTGCTGATCTCATCATCGCCGACTGTGTTGGACTTGGACGCTACGAGGATGACACGCGTGCTCTTGGCCGCCCTTGCATCGGCTTCTCACGAGCCCTCGACACCATCGAGCTAGATCGCCGCAAGGGCATGGAACTCTTCGAGCGCGCCGGGATCAAGACGCCGGAGACGCTCTACTTCGACAAGCCCGCCGACGCACTCAAACTCACCACTCAACACGGCTGGGGCGACGGATGGGTAGTCAAAGCGAACGGCAACATCTCGACGGCGAAGACCGCCGTGGTCAAGGACGAACTGCTCTGGCCGCGCGCCGTGCGCCAGCTACCGCCCGAGTGCAGTGGCATCATCCAACGAATTGTCAGTGGCGTCGAAGTCTCGACGGAGGGCTGGTTCAATGGGAGTTCGTTCGTCAAGCCGTTCAACCACACGTTCGAGGACAAAAGGTTCCTCGCGGGTGACTTGGGTCAGAACACAGGGTGCATGGGGAACATCGTCATTCGGGCGGACTCAAATCGTCTCACGAAGGAGACTATTGAGCGAACAGAGCCATTCCTACGGATGCTGGGCTATCGTGGCCCATTCGATATCAATACCATTGTCAACGCTGACGGCGCGCGGGCTCTAGAAGTCACGAGCCGCATGGGCTATGACGCCGTCGAAGCCCTCTTCGAGGGACTTGACGAGCCAGCGGGCGACTTCCTCTTCGATATCGCGATGGGGACGAAGCGGGAGATGGCACTCACGGCCGACACCATGATCGCCGTCCGCCTCTCCATCCCCCCCTGGCCTATGAGGAGACCTGATCGTGACAGCGGCGGCGAGCCGGTCCTCGGCATTGACGACGACACACTACTACACCTATTTCTCACAGACCTTGCAAAGGACGGTGAACAGTTCGTCACCGCCGGCGGAGACGGAGTGCTGCTTAAAGCGACAGCGATTGGGGCCGTTACCCCCCCTAAACCGCTTAACAACGGGAAGCGCAGCCGGCCCGACTACACCTACGAAGCGCGGCGACGCGTCTACCGCCTCCTCGACAAGATTAAAGTCTCGTCGAAGCAGTACCGCACCGACATAGGCGCACGCGTCAACAACGACATCGCGCAGTTGAAAGAGTGGGGGTGGCTGTGATATTCGATATTGACCGTCTCCACGCGTACGCCGCTAAGAAGTCGCGCGGCCCTGCCGAGAAGCGTAGACTCGCTCGGCGTCTTCTAGAACGTAAGCGTCGTCATGCGAGCGAGCCCGCTCCGCAGAAAGTCGTCGCGCCGAAGACGCCCGAAGAAATTAAGAACGCGCGGATCACTCGTCACGCCAAGCGTCTACGTCGCCGTGTGCGGCAACGGCAAGAGATGGCGGCGAGGAGTGGTTTGCCTGAGCTTGTGCGGCGGTCCCTCGCCCCGCACGAGGTCGCCCGCCGAGCGGCGCAGCGCGCGCAGCAAGAGGCCGAGGCGGCTACTACGGAGGGTCTCCCTGCCTCGGCAGGTGACTCCAGGGCCACCGAAGCGATAGACTCAAACTGTGTTCGCACAGTAGGTGGAAAGACCCCTCTAAGTCAGGATCATCGCAACTATGGCTGACACTCCTCGCGACGGCTACACGTCCTCTGGCAAACCAATCCCTCAATACTGGATCGAGGCTGTCGCCAAGGGCAAGACCTTCCGGCGCACCTACGCGCACGAGGAGTCGTGGCCCACTTGGCGTCGCTGGTATCGCGGCGAGTGGCGTCCCGACATCCTCCCCTCCAACGTGTACTTCAAAATGATGCGGACGCTCATCCCTCGCATCTACTACCGCAACCCGTCTGTCTCGATCACTCCGTCCAAGCCCGGCATCGAGAACATGCTGCTCTCGAAGTTGTTAGAGCGTGCCGACAACAAACTCATCGACGTGATGGGCGTCAAAGGGTCTATGAAGAAGGCGGTGCAACATGGCGTCATGTTCGGGACTGGTGGCCTCCGACTCGGTTACGGTGCGGAACACACTCCCACCCCCGACGACATCTCCACCGAAGCCCCAGACACTGGTGGCCGCAAAGTCCAACGCCGCGTCGAGTACAACGATCTCGTCCATCCCAACATGCCATGGCTGCTCGCCGCGCATCCGGGTCAAGTCGTCGTCCCTCACGGCACAGTGGACATTCACTCGGCCCGCTGGGTGTGTTTCGAGGACGTTCGCACTCTCGACGACATCAAAGCTGACCCGCGCTTCACCAACACCGACGGTATCATGTCAGGTGTCACGGAGGGACGGCTCCTCGCGCGCACTCAGTCGTTGACCGACCGTAACCGCGAAGGTGTCATCCTCTGGGAAATCCGCGACAAGAAGACCGGACTCGTCTTCGTTATGGCTCCCCACGCAGTCAACACCAAAGTCGAAGACAAAGTCCTATTCTGCGAAGAAGACGAGCTTCAACGCGCTGGCCGACTCAACTATTATCCTCTCATCTTCAACAACGACGATGAGGTCTTTTGGGGGATCAGTGACTCGCAAATCCTCGCCCCGCAGCAAGGCGAAGTGAACGAGATACGGACGCAACTCCGCAATCATCGCCGTGTCGCTATCGCAAAGATGTTTAGCGAGATTGGCGCAGTCAGTCCTGATGAGGAGTCCAAACTCATTGACGGGAACTCTGGCGGCGTTATCCACGTCAAGAATATCAACGGAGTCAAAGAACTCACGCACGGTGGCCTCTCGCAGATCATTCAGATACTTGAGAGCGCAGGCGGCGTTCTCTCGCAAGAAATCCAAGAACTTCTCGGCCTCGGCGTCAACCAATTCGGTGAGTACGCGCCTGGCTCCGCCGATCGCTCGGCGACCGAAGCGAATATCGTGAACTCAGCGACACAGATCAGGATCGACGAACGACGGGACGCATGCGCCGATCTCCTCACCACTGTCGTCTCCGACATGAACCATCTCATCATCGGCCACTGGGACTCTGAGATGGTCCTCGACGTGGTCGGTCCCGAAGGTGTCCCGATCTGGATACGGTTCCAGCCACAACTCCTTCGCGACGCCATCTACGACATCAAGATTGACCCGGACACGTCATTGCCGCTGACGAAACAACTCCGCGAGGCGAAAGCGACGCAGTTCTACGGCATCGCTAAGATGAACCCTCTCATCGACCCGATGAAACTGACGCAGTTCTGGCTCTCAGAGCAGTACGGCGTTGACGCCGACCACATGATCCGGCAGCCGCCACAGCCCGGCCAGCCCGGCACACAGGAGAACCCAATGGAACTTGGACAAGCCGCTCAGCAACTCCGCGGAGCACCACCCGCCGCTCTCACCGCTATGGCAGGAGGACGTGCGGCATGATCTGTTGGTTTCGTCCTTGCAGATGGGTTTGGTGGTTTAATGCAAGTAGTAACTTCAGCGTAGGCATGATGGGCATTTATCAGTGCTCGCGTTGTAAGACTCTCTCACGAGGAGCACCACGATGGTCTGCTACATCCACGCGTGCGAACAGCCGTGCGAAGAGTGCGTGTTCGCGAACTTCCTCTATCACGTGTTCGGCCCTGCGCCACGCGTCGGCGCTCCCTCTGTCATCGTGTTCAAACCGGGCACGTTCGATCACATCTATGACCCGTGGGAGACGCCACGCGTCATCGACACGCCGCAGGAGTTGAGACGAGAGTGCGCGGCGCGCGGGGTCGAGGTTGGCGCACTGCGAGACTCGCTCCTGTGGCCGTCACGCGCGCCGAGGGAATGGTGATGTTGACGCTCTCTGGCGCCTCCGCGCCCTCTCGCCCTCCTCCAACCCCCTTGACACCCCTTCCTCATCAGCCGAGGCTATCCTCATGAACGACACCGCCCCATCGCCCCGCATCGTGGGCCGCATGACTATCGAACTCCTCGACAACGGCTCTGCACGTCCCTTCCCACGCGTCACGTTCGATCCGGTCGGCATGTTCACTCCCGGCCTCATCGAGCAGTACCAAATGCACTTCTACCAACAGATCGAACTCGCCCAAGCCCGTGTCCGCGCTGCGGCTCGTGCGTCTCCGCCAGTCGTCGAGTCTGACGACACCACCCCCACCACTGCACGACGGAGAGCACGATGAACCGGACACGTTACGCAACCTACTTCCTCGAATACACCCCGCCAGGGCTGTGCGCCATCGAAGGCGACGGAGCGGCTGCTGGCGGAGGCTCAACAGTCACTCCCGTTCCCGACGGGAACGCCGGTGGTGGCGACAGTGGAGTCGCTGGTGCTGCCGCGCCGGCTGGCCCGAACTGGAGTGAGTTTATCGGCTCACTCGGCACTCTCAACGAGTCCCTCGGCGGCAAGCTCGACACACTCGTCAACGAAGTCCGCACGGTCGCGGCGCCACAGGCTGCTCCTTACGATCCTCCTGATGTCGAGGCGATGAGTCGCCCCGAACTCGTCGCACACATCGTCGGCACTATCGGCGAAGCGGTCCGCGCGCAGATTGCCGAAGCACTCACTCCACTCGCTGACCAAGTCCAGAACCTCCAGTTGAACACGGCGACCACTTCCGCCATCGCGGACCGTGACCGGCTCCGCTCCGAGAACAAAGACTTCGACGAGTGGAAGGACGACATGGTTGTGCTCGCGAAACAGGTGCCGTATGCGCAGCTTGGGCTGCCGGACCTGTACGCACTCGCGAAGAGTCGTAATCCGGCGAAGGCTGCCACACTCACCGCGAAGTACAACCCTCCCCCCGCGAAACCAGCGCCTCGATGGGGTGGGCTCACACCAACAGGCGGCGCTGCCAACGGCACGCCGGTCCTCTCCTCCCGTGACGCCGGTATCGAAGCCTACCGGGAGGTTTCTGCGAAGTATCCCGGCGTTCTCGCCGTCCTCGAAGGTATGTAAGGAGACTGAACCGTGGTCAACCAATTCACTCAAGCACTCGACGATCTCTACACGACGACGTGGCAGAAGCGCCTGCCGGGCGTCTTCGACAACATCTTCACAGCAGCGCCGTTCTGGTTCTGGCTGAAAGACAAGGGCAAGCTGCGACCAGTTCGCGGTGGCCGGTTCCTCGAAACGAACCTCGAATACGGTCAGAACTCCACCGTCCAGTGGATCGCGCGAGGCGGCACTGTCGCGATGAACGACTTCAAGTTTCTGACTGTCGCGCAGTATCAGTGGCGATATCTCGTCGCGAACATCCTCCGGTTCGGTGTCGATGAGCAGCAGAACTCTGGCGACTCGCGTATCATCGACTGGGTGAACGCAAAGCTGAACAACACAGAGGAGTCGCTGACTTCGACGCTCGAAACGACGCTTGCGGCGGGCTCGGGCGCCGCCACGCTTCCGGCCGCGTCAATCGACGGCCTACAGTTCCTCGTGCCGGACTTCGGCAACGTCGCGTCATCGTCCTTCAACGCAGGCGGTATTGACCCCTCCGTGTACACGTGGTGGCAGAACCAGGCCATCGACATGACGGGACTCAGCTTCGCTGTCAACGGCGTGGACAAGATGCGCCATCTCCTCAACCTCTGCATGAACAACCGCCGGATGGACGCGCCGGACATCATCTTGTCCGACATGAACTCCTATGAGTTGTACGAGGCGACGGTGATCCCTGCCTACCGGACGAGCAACAACCGGCTCGCCGACATGGGCTTCGACAACCAGTCCTACAAACGTATCCCAATGGTCTGGTCGCCGGCGATCTCACAACGTATGTATTTCCTCAACACGCGGTTCATCGAGTTCGTCTACGATCCGGGCTACTTCTTCGACATGACCGAGTGGAAAGCCATTCCTAACCAGGTCAATGATCGAGCGGCGCAAGTCGAACTCGCGTGCTCGTTCATGACGAACAGGCGGCGCGTGCTCGGCGTCCTCAGCACCATCGACACCCCGTAAGGAGTCCTCGACATGACTGCACAATCTTGGAAATCGGCGCTGACGGACGTTGACTCGACAGCGCAAGAGACTCTAGGCACGATCCGTGAAGACGACAACAAGCGGTACAAGTACGTCCAGTTCTCCGGCACGACGGCAATCGACGCGGGAGATTTCCTCTGCTATCTCACCTACGCGAGCAACGCACTCCTCCAGATCGTCGATGGTGCGAACGGCGGCTCGCTCGTCGGAGCTGGTGTCGCGCTCGCCACAGTTGCGAGTGGTGCAGTCGCGTTCGGCTGGATACAGATCAGCGGTGTCGCCGTACTTGAGGAGGCGCTTGCTGGCTCGCCTTCTATCGGCGACGCACTGACGCACGACGGACAAGCTGCTGGCGTACTCGCGACCGTCAGCGACGCTGACAGCCAGACCGTCGCGATCTGTGTTGACGCGACCTCGAAGACGGTCGTTCTCTGCTGCACGAACTAAGGAGGCCGTCATGGCGACTTATGCGGCGACGGTCGTGCTTGACACACCGCGACCGGGACGGCTCGGCAACACGTCGATGGGCGTGATCTCTGGTTCGTGCCACATCACGAACTACAACTCGACAGCGGTCGCAATCGCGGCGATCACAAAAGCGTTTCTGCCCGGCGGCAAACTCACTGTCGTTCCTAACGGCATCTCGTCGGCGGGCTTCATCATGGCGTGGAACGCGGCGGCCTTTGCCTTCAAAGCGTATGGGACGGCAGGTGCCGACATCACTGTCGGCGCTGGTTCGATCACCGCCGATCCGCCCACTCTTGTCGTGTCGAGCGGCACTGCGGCCACTCATCCGGTCGGTATGTCCACCGTCGGCGGGTCTCACTTCGTGTCGGACGCTGGCTACTCCGTCTCCGGCTCTGGCGGCGGTTGGACGGCGGGCGCAATCACCGACACTCGCACGCTCTCCACCGCAGCGGGCGCGATTGCGGAAGCCTCCAACGACCAAGATGTCGGCACGTTCACATTCCTCGCCATAGGGCAGTTAGGATGACAGCGTGGGCGCGCTCACACTCGGAGACTTCCGCGACGAGATACTAGCGGGGCTCGGTAATCGGACGGAGCAAGACGCGACGTTCACGCTCCCTCGGATCGTGATCGGACTGAACCTCGCGCAGTCTCGGATCAATCGCTCGTATGACTTCAGCGAGATGGCCGAGACTGCACTCGCGCAGATGAACTTCACGGGCACACCCGGCCTCGACAAGTTCCTCGTCCCGCCGCCGAACGTCAAGACGATCCACTCGTTCGTTCTGCTCGACACGTCGAGCGGGGTGTCGTCGCTTGGGACAAGTCGCAAAGTCATCGAGAAGCCGTGGCGGTGGTTCGATCAACACTACCCCGCGCCGGAGTGGATACCGCCGGGGTGGCCGGGCATCTATGCGCGATGGGGCAACTTCATCGTGATGGCGCCAGCCCCCTTCCAGCAGTTCACGGCTCAACTCCGGTTCATCAAATCGCCGACGCCGTTCGTCGTCGCGGACCTGACGCAGTCCTCGGACTATGAAGACAAAGATGATATCATTATCAACTACACGCTGGGA